TGTTTCTGTTCCACCATGGGAATATCTAATTGGATTGTTTCACAGCAAAGAGATACTGCATAGTATAAAAGGAAACGCCGGCGTTCATTACATGCAGGAGTATATCGTATACAAAATAGAGATAAAACCGATTTCATAATTTTTTGAATCATGTCGTGTAATTTGGTTGTAGTATGAAGTAATAATTCCCAAACGATCCAAATAGAATCTGCAGAATGTTTGGGGCATAACGAACGAACAAATGCAGTACATTTCTTTTTGCTTGTATATTCCAGAATCCATTCAATCCAATAACATGCATCTAATGTATTTTTAGATTGTAATTGGTAAGCAAATTCATTTAAAGGTACAAAAAGAGCCTTGGGGTCTTCTGGTTTAAAAATAGTTCCAATAAATTCAACGGATGGTGCTTTTAATCGATCGGTAGTTAATACATTAAAATCTGCTTTATTAAATTTTATAATTTCATAGCTGTGATGTTTATGAGATAGGCATAAAATGGTAACAATTTCTGAAAATAGTTTACGAACAATTTCATTGTTGCGAATGTCCAATTCAGAGGATTCTTGGATACATTGTTTGAAAACTGTAAATCTAGATTCAATATAAAAGGGAAGTTTAGGATTGGAAACGTGTATATGTTTTGCATAAAAGAATAATATAATTTCCCATATATCCGTTACATGCCCACTGCACAATAATTCAATTAACCAATATATAGAAGGTTCTATTTTAGATTGAATTAAACTTTGTAGCATTTCTTTTTTTACTGCAGATCGTTGATATTTGGAAAAAGTAGTGGTACGAAATTGATCTACCGTCCTTATGTCGGAAATAAGTTCCATAAAATGCACAAGTATAAAAAAAGGGTAAGTAATACTTAATTCATAAAAATATAGTAATAATAATATGTTAGTATATCTATTACTTACATTTATAATAGTAGCTTTTGTTATTTCATTTTCATTTTATAAAAAACAGAATAAACAATCTAAACAACTTGATTTCAAAACCAATACAGATTTATATGATAAAGAGTATGTAGAATTATATGATGTAGTCACTTATGATTATTATAGAGTTCAAAAAGATATCAATACAATTATGCAAACAACTTCAAAAGATAGTTATTTGTTAGATATTGGTTCGGGAACAGGACATCATGTAGATGAATTAAATAAAAAAGGAGTGAAAGCAATTGGAATCGACGATTCTGCAGCAATGGTTCACTATGCAAAAAAAAATAAAAACAGATATATTGAAGGCGATATGTTAGATATGTCTGCATTTCAGGAAGAATCATTTACACATATAACATGTTTTTATTATACGTTGTATTATATAAAAAATAAGAAACAATGTATCAATAATGTATATAAATGGTTAGCTCCTGGCGGATTATTTATAGTACATTTAACGAATAAATGTACATACGGAAAAAACAAGATAGTAGATAACGAATATACATATAAACGAACGATACGTGATAACAAAGTGTATGAAACTATTAGTAAAGATAATAAAATACGAAGGAATGAACATGTATTTTATATAGAGCCTGTTTCGTCTATAGTACAAATTGTACAACAACGGGGATTTATTGTGGTGTCTAGTGAAAAATATGATACATATAATTATCTTTATGTATTTAAGAAACCAGAATAAAAACAAAATTATAATCTAGGAAATGGAACAAGAAGTATTTCGTGTTTGTCACTTTGAAAAAAATGTAAATTATGCATTTGCTTTAAAAACTAGAACACAAGGTTCATATCCAAGCCAACGATATTACACTACACATCCGCTTCAATATTTAGGTAAACATGTGAATAGTGCACGATGGGGATATGGAGATAATGGCGGTGGATCAGAAACGTTTGATAATCATGGATTGAAAACAGAAATTATATACGATTATGAAGGAAATAGTTGTTTTAAAGTAATAAATGAAGTAACCGAGGAAATAGTAGATCCTGAAATAAAATTGCAATTATCATCGGATATAACTACAAATATGTCAAAATCATAAATGATATTCGGTGCAGAGAGAGTTTTAGAATGCACAGTAAGTCGTTGGGCAGTTCCAACATCGGTAGATGAATCATCAAATATATTGTCGATTTCACTGTAATCCATTTTGATAGAAAAATCAAAATGGAATAATCAATTCAATTTTTACTACAAAAATTTACAAATATTTTTAATAAATTTGATTATATATATATAATGAAATGGTTTATTCAGATAATAGTTGGTTATTTATTAGCGGATTTTATAGGTGGTATATTTCATTGGTTTGAAGATTCTTATTTATCATATTGTACAAAAATACCTTTATTGAGTAGTATTGCAAAAGATAATGAAATGCATCATTATTATCCTCGTCTAATAGTAAATTGCTCCTGGTATGAAAGTATTTATATTACTCTTTTAATTACTACATCTTTTTTTGTTCTTTTTTATTTTACATTATCTCGTCGTTTCTGGAAAAATTATTGGATATTTATTTATACATCATTAATAGTAGGTACGTTTACAAATATATTACATAAATTTGCACATATGCGTGATTGTGAAACAAATCAAATAATAAAGGTATTACAATTTTTTGGATTAATTCAATCACATGATTACCACTCTTTACATCATGAACAAGCAAATAACAGATATTGTATCGTTTCTGTATATTTAAATACTATATTAGATTTTATAAATTTCTGGAAAGGTATTGAATATGTTATTTTTATATTAACAGGTATTCAACCAAAGAAAAAAGACAAGTATATAGACTATAAATCAATACATACAAATGTACATATTGAATCTCGCAAAGAATGTCCTAGATTAATTACGGATAAAGAAGAAAAAGAACTACAAAACAAATTAAAAAAATATAAAAATTGTCAAATATAAATTTATTACACTATTTTTTTACAAACAGCAACATAGGAGAAAGGTTGATTATATGTAAAATAGGATATAATATATTGTGAAATCCATTTTGGTAATTTTTTATTTTTAATACAAATACAAATAAAAATAAATTGTATCATAGTATTATTTATTATAATGTAAATTTATTTATTACAAATAGAAATGGTTTGCTCATTTTTCTGAGCAACAACGTATTTTTTGAAAATGGGTTTATCTAATTGACGTTCTGGGATATGATCATGAACTGTTCTCGCAATCATTTTGTATAATTTAAAATCTGGGTATCGTTCTTCGCCATTTTTCTTGTAAAGTACATTTCTCTTTTTATCATCTAAACACCATTCTTCAATCAATTCATATAATGGCGTATCATCTGGTATGATATCTAGCATCGAACAAGCTAGCCGACACAAATCAAAACTGTAGTTTGGTTCAATAACAGGTTTGGATGGATCTAAAAATGGTTCCATATTATATTGTGTTGCTGCATCTCCTTCCATATGAAAACTATCCGATACAAATCGTTTTCCATCATAGGTATAAATAGCTCGACCAAAATCAATAATTTTGAAAATACGACCATAGGTTGGTACTTTGTAATGAATATTTTTGTAAGTATAGTACAAATAAAGTTCATCTGTTTCAACAAACATAATGTTATTGGTATGTAAATCATTGTGAGTAAATTCAAATACATTTTGGTACATAATTAATGTCATAATGACTTGCATCAATGCAGAAGTAATTTCTTCGGTTGGTATGGATTCTACAAGCAACGAATCGAGTGTATCCTTACATTGTTCTAATGCAATAATTTGTACTGGAAATTGGTGAATATTTGCATTCAAACCAAACATAAAATCAGATTCATCCGATTCATCTGTTCCGTCGTCAGTCTCAAAATCAGAATCGTTTACTTCTGTATTGGACGATTTGGAAGAAGTATCCGATTGATCGTCTTTTATCGATTTATCTTGGGTTGGAACTAAATCTTCAACGACTTGTATATCTGCATCATTAATTTGAACACGTTCCAATATAGAACATTCTAAATCTTCAACAGGAAGAGCAATACATTCATCATGTAACACTAATCGTTCTCTATTTTTTTGAGAAGGTGGTGTAGTAATTTCTTTATTCAATGTAAATAATTTATTGTTATTTTCATAGAAAAAGGTAGAATTGTGTAATTGTTCAATTTCATCTTCAATGTTGTATCGGAAGTTTCGTTTAATGCCCAAATAACTTCCGTAAAATCCAATACCATTTATAAAATTCTGTTTGTATAATAATTGGGAAGATAGATAAGAGAAAAAACTATCAATGTATGCAGAATTGTGAACATCCATTAGTTTAGGAAAATCGCCAGTTAATCCAGGAAGTGTAAAATCATAATTTGTATACTTTCCATTTAAGTATTTCAACGGATCTAATAGCGGCGAATATTTCAAAAAAATGGGGAGAATTTCACTATTCGATAAAGTGGCTAACCCTTTATTATATTCACACTGATGAATGGATTCTAATTCATAATCATTTTCTAGATTAATAGAATTCCAGTTACTAGGGCTTAATGTAAAAAATCTAGAATAAATGGGAATATAATTTTGTGCACCAGAAACATCTAATATCGTTTCCAATTCTTGTAAAAGGGTGTTATTTTTATTTTTTTTGTAAAATACCATAAAACTCTACTATACTTTTTGTAGTTGGTTTGAACCAATTAAGTTTTAAATGTATAATATTTTTATACTCCTTAAACATGACTTTAGAACTAAAAAAATTCAATATGAGAGATATTAGTTTTAGACCTAATGAAAATAAAGGACCCGTTATTGTTTTAATTGGCAGACGTGATACTGGTAAAAGTTATCTTGTTCGAGATCTACTGTTTTATCAACAAGACATACCTGTAGGAACAGTTATATCAGGAACTGAAGCTGGAAATAGTTTTTATAGTGAACATATTCCTAAACTTTTTATTCATGATGAATACAATTCATCTATTATTGAAAATATTTTAAAACGGCAGAAAACGTGTATGAAACAGGTAATGAAAGAAATGCAAACTTATAAGAAAAGTAATATTGATCCTCGTACATTTGTTATTTTGGATGATTGCTTATATGATAGTTCATGGACCAAAGATAAATTGATGCGTCTATTATTCATGAATGGACGGCATTGGAAAATATTGCTTATCATAACCATGCAGTATCCATTAGGTATTCCTCCAAATTTGAGAACCAATATTGATTATGTATTTATATTGAGAGAACCGTATATCAATAATCGTAAAAAGATATATGAAAATTATGCAGGTATGTTTCCAACATTTGAATCGTTTTGTCAAGTAATGGATCAGTGCACTGAAAATTATGAATGTTTGGTCATTAATAACAATTCAAAAAGTAATAAGTTAACAGAACAAATATTTTGGTATAAGGCGGAATCTCATCCTAACTTCAAGTTGGGATCAAAAGAATATTGGGAATTGTCTAAAAACTTGCCGGAGGATGATGACGATGATAAATATGATCCTTCTAAATCAAAGAAAACGACGGGACAAACCATTCAAGTTAAAAAATCTAAATGGTAATTTTTTTATATTTGGTTTTATTTTTTCGGTTTTTTCTATTTTTGGTTTTACCTCCAAACATTGTATTATATGTTTTATAAAATTTAATATATTTTTGTATATCCTTAATATATATTTTGTATAATATTATTATACCTGTGAATTTTTCATCAATAATTTTATTTTCAAATTTATCTTCTATATCATGAATAATATTATTTAATAGTAATAGTCCTGTTTCTAATAATCTTTGAGTATTTTTCATTTCTTGTTCTTTAATGGTATAATCTTCACCAATAACATTTGTAAAATCGGTTAATCTTTTTATTTCTTGGTTTTTTTCTTTTTCTATTTTTTTAATTTCATCAATACATTTCATACATTTTATTATAAGTTTTAAATTTATTTTTGTATAATATGTTGATGTAGTGTCGTGATAATTTGTCAAGTCAGATTTACGGAATAATCTATAATAAAATGATCCAGATTTATATGAATATAGTTGTGTATAATCATTAATAATAATTGACGGAATTATTGGTAATTCTAATATATTAGAATTAATTATTTGTTCTTCAACAAATAATGATTTTAATTGTTTTTTATATTGTAGGTCGTCTTGTTGTCCACTATTATATAATTCAATTAAAACCGGATCTTCTTCGTCTTCTTCATCATCGTATTGTGACTCTCTTACTCTATTTTTTGTAAACAATTTATTATGTAATTGCGACTCATTCCATTCTCTTTCTTTTTCATTTTCATTTTTTATATATCGTGGTGTACGAAATAAGTTAAAAAACCAATCCATAAATGACATATTATAAAAATATATTATTATACTATGGAATGTCCTGAAGGAAAAGAATATTATCCTGAAACAAGAAAGTGTTATAAAATATGTCGACCAAATCAAATACGAAACCCTCGAACCCGCAGATGTATTAAAAATCCAGATATTCATTTAGATTTAAAAAATCCTAAAAAAACTAAAAAAAGAATTCTTCAATTAGAAGGATACGATTCTCCAAGTCCTATTGATCGTGATGTTATACCTACATTCGATTGTATAACCAATAGTAGAATTCCTTTATATCCTCATCAACAACGTGTTGTTTCATTTTTAGCTGAAAATAGAGGACTTATTGCAATACATGATGTAGGAACTGGTAAAACTCTTACTGCAGTAACTGCAGGACAATGTTTTTTAAATGAAAGTCCATCACATCATGTTATTGTAGTTACACCAGTAAGTTTACAAAAGAATTTTATACAAACTTTGGATAAATATGGTGTTTCGGCTGCAGACAAACGTAGATTTAAATTTTATACCATTCAAGGATTTTATAATGCATACAGAAGTGGATTGGTAAAAGAGGAAGAAGAAGGAATGCTTATTTTGGATGAAGCACATAACATTCGAACAAATCAAGGTGAATTTGATGGATTGGATGATCCACTGCAGAATAAAGAAGTCGGTGTTTATGCAAAAGCTCTTATCGAGGTTGGTAAAAAGGTAAAACGTGTTCTATTGTTAACGGCAACACCCATGGTCAATTTGCCTGCAGACATGATTAATTTGATTGCTATTGTGAATGGAGAAAAGGAAATAACAAGTAAAGAATTTTATAAGTTAGATTTTAAAAAATGGTTAATGAAAAAGGTAAGTATTTATGTACCATCTGCAGAATTCTTTAAAGATAAATTTCCAAAATCAAAGTATAATGATGTTTTTTTAACCATGCCTCCGGGTTATTATGAAACGTATATGCGAGTAGAACAAATGCCAACACCGAATGAACATGCATTTTACAATGGTCTGCGTCAAATATCCAACTCACTAGATGGTAGAGAATCCCCCAAAGTAGAATGGATTATGGACCATATAGTAAAAAGTAATGCACGAGATAAATTTGTAGTTTTCTCACATTATTTAAAAAGTGGATTGGAAAAGGTAATTGCAAAATTAACAGAAGTTGGAATCCCACATTTGTACATAAATGGTTCATTATCCAAAGAAAAGCGGGACCATGCAGTATCCGAATATAATGCAAACAGAATTAAAGTATTATTGATTAGTAGAGCAGGAGGCGAAGGGTTAGATTTGAAAAATACAACAGGAATCATATTAATGAATCCATCGTGGAATGAATCGGCAAATAAGCAAATTATTGGTAGAGGAGTTAGATTAGAAAGTCATCATAGTTTACCTAAAAAAGATAGAAAAGTAAATATTTACAGGTTATTTATGATAAAACCTGAGGAAAAGAGACATGTGAAAGAAATATGTAGAAATTTACTTACAACATATAAAAAACAACCTGTATCGGTTGATTTATATATGAGAAATATGTCGTTAATGAAAGAAGATGAAATCAATAAGTTTTATTCATTTATGAAACGATTTAGCATTGAAAAGTATCCAATGATAAGTGTAGAAGCGATAGATCCTGAAATAATTGTAAATTAATAAAATCCGCTTAGTTCAGGTAATTCCATGCTACCGTTTTCAGGACGAGTATATTTTTGATTGTTATTCGTTTGTTCAAACGAAGACATTGGAGCTGTTTTTTTACATTTTTGGGCTTGTCTATAGGTTGTCGTTTTCATTTTTAATTTTGTAGGTTCATCCAATAATAAATCAGTACTATCATAGTCTGCAGTCATAATAACAGACATTGGTTCTAACGTACTCATTTGTTTTTTTCCTAAATACACAAGTATAAATAACAAGAAGAGAGAAAAAAGACAAGTACAACAATAACTTATATATTTCATATAGTATTTAAGTAGAATTTATTTTAGGCAAGGGTAAATAAGTATTCACAAAATGATTCGTCATCGTAAACCATGCTACAATATAATATATTGTAACTTTGTATAATGCATACATAAACATGACAAATGTATTGTGTAAATCATCTGAAATGCGTAATTCTTGAAAACTTTTTTGTATTTCGGTTAAAAAAGCAAAAAATGAATTTTGTAATCTCATAACATAATCAAAGAAAGACTATTTAAAGATTTTAACGACTAATTATACATGAATGTTCTTACATTAAAAACAGTCCAAATTTCTCCAATGAGAACTTTAATGACTGCATTAAAAGATATTTTATTAGAAACGAATATTATTTTTCAGCCAGATGGAATGCGAATTATTAACATGGATAAATCGCATACTATTTTAGTTCATTTATTTTTAAAGGCAGAGAATTTTGAAGTGTATGAATGTAAAAAAGATAAGATTATTATTGGTGTAAATCTGCTACATTTATTTAAACTTATCAACTCTATTGATAACGATGATACCTTAACTTTGTATATTGAAGAATCCGATTATAATGATGGAATCGTTAATAATTTAGGATTGAAATTTGAAAATGGAGATATTAAACAATGTAAAACTCAAAAGTTGCGATTAATTGAACCTGACCCAGAAGAACTAGAAGTTCCCAATGTTGTATTTTCGTCCGTCATAAATTTACCGTCTACTGATTTCCAAAAGATTATTCGCGATTTATCGTGTATTTCTGATCGAATTGAAATCAAATCTGTAGCAAACGAGCTTATTTTTAAGTGTAAGGGAAC